GGTGACGGGCCGCCCTTCGGGGATGATGAGGACGCTGGGCCCGGGGGCGGAGGCGGTGATAGCGGCACGCCCCCGCCCCCGGATAGCAAGGAAGATTCTAGCGGAGGGGCACCCCAGAAAAAGGACAAGGCGAAGAAGAAGTCATCGTTGCGCCATTCCGCCCGGTACCGCGGCCTCCAGGGGCAGGCACTCGATGAGGACCAGCTCGTCCGCCACCTGGCCGTGTCGCTGTCCGGCGCTCACCCCGCCGTGCTCGCGACCCTGCGCCGCGAGGCCGACGCCCGCAGGAGGGCACTGCGTTGAGGGTCGCCTACCGGCCGGGGGAGGGCCAGCGCCGGACTGCCGCCGTGCAGCAGCTCTCGCGCGGCTTTGCTTTCGGCGCCCGCGGCCTGCGCGACGACCAGATGACCGACGAGGTCAGGGAGGCCCGCAAGAACCGGCGGGTCAACGCCCGCAGCGCCTCCCTCGGCCGCCGCACCGCGCTGTCCTCCGGCGGCGCCGGGGGATCAGGCTTCTCCGACATCCAGTTCGCCACCGGCAGGCCGCGCGACCCGCTGTTCTACTGGCGGCAGAACAACCTGCCCTACGACTTCAGCCAGAACGAGGAGCTGGCCAAGGTCCGGGCGTTCTGCCGCCTGCTCTACCAGACCGACCCGATCGTCGGGAGCTGCGTCGACATCTTCAGCAAGTTCCCCGTGATCGGCGCGCGCCTGGAGTGCAAGGACTCCCGGCTCACCGACTTCTACGACGGGCTGTTCTTCGATGAGGAGTCCGGCCTCGACTACGGCGAGTTCCTCGTGGACATGGGCCGCGAGTACTACACCAGCGGCGAGGCGTGGCCGTTCGCCACCTTCAACGAGGACTTGGGCATCTGGGACGACGAGGAGCTCCTCAACCCCGATGACATCAAGGTCGAGCGCTCCCCGTTCCTGAAGGACCCGCGGTACTTCATCCGGCTGCCGTGGACCATCCGGCAGATCCTCACCACCCGCCAGCCTGCGTGGGAGTACAACAAGCTCATCCAGGAGTACCCGGAGCTGGCCGCCTACACGGCCGAGAACGCCTTCATGCCGGTCTCCAACGTCCTGCTCAAGCAACTGAGGTTCAAGGGTGACACGTTCAATCTTCGCGGCCTTCCGCTGCTCACTCGCGCGATGCGCTCGATGCTTCAGCAGGAGATGCTCAACACCGCCCTCGACTCCATCGCTGACCGTCTCTATACCCCCCTCATTCTCTGCAAGCTCGGTGCCTCCGCTACCGACCTGGGAACCTCTGTTCCCTGGATACCCACCGATGACGACCTGGAGAACTTCGAGCTGGCCCTCGACGCCGCCCTGGCCGGGGACTTCCGGGCGCTGATCCACAACTTCGCGGTCGACATCCAGCCGGTGTTCGGCCGGGAGAACATGCCCGACCTGACGCCGGACTTCGAGCGGATCGAGGACCGGGTCCTCCAGGTGTTCGGCCTGTCCCGCACGTTCCTCATGGGCGCCCAGGAGGGCCAGACATACGCGGCCGACGCGCTGAACAAGCAACTGGTCGAGCAGCTCATGACGCAGTACCAGAAGTACCTGAAGAAGCACTTCCGGCAGCGCGCCAGCGTCGTGGCCGAGGCCCAGGAGCACTACGACTACGAGGAGCGCAACGGGCGGCGCTACGTGATCATGGAGGAAGTCCTGGAGGTGGACGAGGAGACCGGCGAGCGGCGCATCACCGAGCAGCCGAAGCTCCTGGTCCCCGAGCTGAACTTCAGCGTCCTCAACTTCCGCGACGAGGACACCACCCGCCAGTTCACCGAGGCGCTGCGCGCCAGCGGCATCCCGATCTCCGCTCGCACGCGCACGCGGGGGCTCGGCGTGGACCTGGACGAGGAGCGCGAGCGGTCCCAGGACGAGGCCGTGGCCGACATCATCGCCCAGGCCCGCACCCGCCGCCAGGCGTTCGTGGAGCTGCGCAACGAGGGCCTGCCGGTCCCGCCGGACCTCATGCAGGACTTCGCCCCGTTCGCCCAGCAGGAGGGCGTGCCCCCGGCCGTAGCCGCCCAGGCGGTCATGATCGACCGGATGGGAGTCACCCCCGAGTCGCTGCCCGACCTCGCGCCCACCCCGCAGGACATGGAGCAGGGCGAGATGGAGGCCGAGCAGGAGGGCAATGCCCCGCAGGAGGGCCAGGTGGCCGAGGAGGACGCGGGCATGGAGCAGCGACCGCCGGAGTCCGACGAGCAGCGCGACGGCATGCCCGTGGCCGCCACGCGGAAGAAGGCCCGCGGCTCCATGCCACGGCAGGGCGCCCTGTTCCGCCGCGCCGACCGGGTCCGCAAGATGGCCGCGATGGCGCGGGCCGTGGACGAGGCAGCCGAGGAGGCCGAGCGCGCCCAGCGGATCGCCTCCGGCGAGGGAGGCAGCACCGACGGGTTCGTCCTGGAGGCCCACCTGCCTGACTCCGAGGCCCAGGCGGCCCAGGGCGCCCGGTGGTACTCCGGCCCGAGCCTGCGCGCCTACCAGGCCCCCGCCCATGTCGGCATCCGGGGGCGGCTCGGGGTTACCGAGGACGACTCCGGGCTGGTCGACTACGAGAAGTACGAGCCGGTCGCGTAGGGGCGCAGCATGACCACCATGTCGGCCCCCGGGCAGCTCACCGCGACAGCAGCCACGGCAGCCAGCCCGGGTGGCCTGTGGATCGCCTACCAGGCGGCCGAGAGGAAGTCCGGGGCCGCCTGGGAGCAGTGGCGCATGATGCGCCAGGCGGGCGGCACCGACGGCTCGGCCGGGTTCCTGTACGGCCAGGCGTACGAGGCCCAGCGGGCTGCCGAGGCGGCCTACGAGCAGTGGCGGGCAGCCCAGAAGTCCGCCGTCCCCGGGGCGGCGGGCTAGCTACTCCTCCGCCACCTCAAGGATCACCGGGACGCCCCTCGGCATGCCGTTCAGGAGGTACTGGTCCAGGTGCCCGATGCTGTCCTGCCACACGACCTTCCCGTCGTGCCGGACCTCGGCCATGTCCGTCTCCGGGCTCCACGGCACGAACGTGATGACCATCATCGCCTGCTCGCCTCCCGCTCGCGCCGCCACGACTCAGCGCACTCGCGCGAGCAGAAGGAGTGCTCCTCGACGTGGCCGTCGGTGTCGGCCCGGATCTGCCACGGGTTGCCGTCCAGGTGCTCCGGGCAGCCCGGCCCCTCGCACCCCGGGGCGATGACACGGGCCTCCCTCGGGCCCTGGCGCAGCAGCTCCTCGCGCTCGGCCTGCTCGATGAGCTCGGCCCAGCCGATGCCATCGGCCGTGAACGGGTCCTTCCTGGCGGCCGGCAGCGCCGCCGGCCGCGGGGCAGCCGGGAGCGGGAGCATCTCGTCCCACGTCGTCCTCCGGGGCGGCGACCAGGCGACCACCGCGTGATGCGTGGCGCCGCGCAGCAGCGCCCAGCCCACTGCCGTGATCACGATGAGCGCCCCGAGGGCGCCCAGCAGGATGACGGGCAGGCGGGAGCCAGCCGCGTGCATGGCGATGGCTGCCACCCCGGCGGCTGCCACGACGATGACGATCACTACCCGGGCCACGAGCGCCTCCTCTTACCGTCCATTCCTGTCTTTCCATTAAGTTAGCAAGGAAGGCTGTAACGAGCAAGGAAAGAGGCCGGGCGCCGCGCCCGGAAGGAAGGAGGAGGACGATGATGGCACAGCGCAGGCACTCGACGCGGCTGTCCCGGGTGCACGAGGGCGCCGCACTTGACGACGGCGCCACCGCCGCGTTCGAGGCCGAGGCCGCCGAGGTCCACCTGGCCAGCGACGACTACCCGGAGATGGGCGACATCCTCACCGAGCGCCCCGACCCCGGCCAGGTGATCACCGTCGTCGGCATGCGCAGGGCCGCCGCCGCCCGGGAGGCAGGTGCCGGCGGACCTGACTACGACAGCCTGCGGTTCACCCAGCACGAGGACCATGACCTGGCCCCGGGGCGGCAGTGGCTCCTCGCGAGCCATCCAGAGCACGGGCCGGTCGGCAAGCTGGAGTACGCCACGCCGGCGGCGGGGCGGCCTGTCAGCATCCACTCGGTCACCGCCTTTCCTGGCCATCAGCGCAGGGGCGTCGCATCCCAGCTCATGGCCGAGCTGGAGCGCCGTCACCCGGGGGAGGAGATACGCCACAACGCCCGCACCGAGGATGGCGCGAGCTGGGCGCAGCACTACTACGGGGAGCCGGCCCCGCACCCGTCCTACTGGGATGACTGGCAGACGGTCCCGGCCCCGAGCACGAGGTCCCCTGCCACGGCGTCAGCCACCTACGGCCGGCCAGGCGACGCCCGCGACGGCGAGTACAACGGCGGCCCGAACGACACCGGGGTGTACTGGGCCGAGCCAGGGCAGCAGGAGTGGGCCGAGGAGCACGTGGGCCCGCAGCAGGAGGCGCCCCCGCCGCCCTGGGCCGTGCCACCCGTACTGGCACGCCTGGCACAGATCGAGGAGGCGT